TGCTGGTAAACTTTGACAGTGATGTGCTCGATAAGTGTATCAGCAATGCCAAGCAGTGGCCCATCAAACAACTGCAAAGAGCAGCCGATAGTCTTGATGCTGTTAAAAAACTATACAGGGATGGTCGTGCAAGGGGTATGTCAACCGGCTACAAATCAGTCGATGAATACTATACCGTGCAGCTTGGCGAGTTGGAAATCGTCACAGGACATCCAGGCACTGGTAAGTCTAACTGGCTTGATCAAGTCAATGTAAATCTATCAAAACAGTTTGGTACACGTCATGCGGTTTGCTCTTTCGAAAATCCGGCAGACCAACACCTAGCTATACTTGCAGAAAAATATGTTGAAAAATCTTTTGTAGGACATGAAGGAGTCCGCCTTGCCGAAGATGAACTTGAGGAAGCTGTCGATTGGATCGACAAGCATTTCTTTTTTCTGCGGCTGGAAGACGACGACCATCCGACAGTCGATACAATACTACGCTTAGCTAGAGCGGTGGTAATGCGACATGGCATTTCAACACTTACAATAGATCCGTGGAACTATATCGAACAAAGCAGAGAGCGCGGCCAAAACGAAACAGAATATGTGTCAGCGGTCTTAGGCAAGCTGCGAAACTTTGCGCAGCGTCTGGGTGTTCACGTTTACCTCGTCGCACATCCAGCGAAGATGATGAAAGATAAAGACGGCAGCATCCCCGCCCCTACTGGCATGGACATATCGGGAAGCAACAACTTTTGGACAAAGGCTGATGTGCTTACGGTTATACACCGTCATCCGACTGTAAACCCGCATGCAGTTGAAGTAATCTTCCGCAAAGTGCGCTTCAAAACAACAGGCCACCCTGGTGCAGTTGATCTAAATTATGAATTAAGTTCCGGTTGCTACCGTCAGCCGGATGTTGTATAAGAAGGAACCTCGTTGTGACCGAGAGGCGCAACACCAAGGCGGGGGGCATCCATAACCCCTCGCCTTTTTTATTGGGCGAAACGTGTCCAGTTTGCAACGGTGATTTATCGAATACAGAAGTAGGTGTAGGTGCGGTGTCACTTGCCAGCAAGCAGTGGGTCTGCATAAACTGCTACCGCGATGAGAAAAAATTCAAACGCTGGGTAGCAGATCAGGCGTGTGCAGCGGCAACGGATGATTTGTTTGCAAACTTTTGATCATCACTGTCGTGAAAATCTGCTATGCGTAAAATTTGGTGGGCCAGTTTTATTGCTTCGTTGAGTGGCAGGGTAAAACTATTGTTGCTCAAATTAATATCAACATCTGGAAAATCATCTTCGCAGTGCGTCAAAAAGTTTGGTGCTGCCAATTGTGTTCGTATTTTCGGCATTGGCATCGCACAGTAATCGAAATTACTCAATTGTTTCGGCACTAACCCTACCTCGACTTCAAGTATTTCATAACCCTTGCCTAGCGTAAAGTGATCAAGTTCATCTGCTCTTTCGTAAAAGCCGCGAGTAAACTCGACAAACTCGTCGTAATGTCCACGAAATTTGTAAACCTTCGTAAGCACTTTAGCTAACTTGCCGTTGATTGATTCTTCTCCCATATGTGAGCAGACACTTTGCAGCCGCTCTGGATGATCCATCATATATTTTTGAAGTTCGCCCCAAATTCTGAGGCTTGTTGTGTTGTCGTTCACAACACGCTTAGTCATATATGTATTAAAATGTGTCATCGCACAAACCCCTTTCTGGGGGTACTATGTGATATTATCACACTTTTTTACATATCAAACTTTGGTATCAAATTCTGGTATCAGAATTTACTACGACCTTTGCGTTTTTTCTGATGGAGAAAGTAATCCACTAATTCAAAATCATGACCCAAATCATGTTCCCAGCTATCCAATGTCGCTTGTTTTTTTTCTGCACCGTATCGCCACACTTTATTTGCGATGCTTTTTGCCTCGTGATAAATCGACGCAACGCAAAATTCTGCGCGAGTATTTACGCGAGAGTAATACAACTTTTTAACATTGCTTTTAAATTCTGGCTCACAACTGCCAAGTGAGGCTTTGGGATCGCCCTCCTTAGTTAGCCAATCATAACTGTTTTCTCGCAATATCCTGCGAATATTTGTGACGGAAGAATCTCTGTACCTGTTCACAATATCTAATTCTGGCCCCAGAACATCTGATTGCGAAAGCAGCAAACTTTGATTAGCGTTTGCCAAACAATCATATGTGCCACAAAGAATTGCCATGGAAATAACACCCCAGCAGGTGCTGATACCACGCTGTATGGTAATCTTCCTGCGTGATAGTTCTTCACTGGCTTTTTCTGCCAGCCAATGTGCGCGATTGTTTAAAATTTGTTCAGTGACAAAGTGACCAGATAAAGCACTTGCTTCCGCATGATAATTACCATCCCACGGACAGGTGAGGTTGGGAAAAACATAGTGTCGGATAACCTGGTCTCTCGCCAATTGATACCCATCCCTTAAATCATGCGGCAGCCTGTCTATATCGTAAAAAAAATCATCCCAATTTACCGTGAGATCTTCAACGTTTTTTACTATTTTAAAATTTACCACAACAACACCCTTTCCTCCCCTCCGAATCAATTCAAGATATGTTTTCTCAAATTGTCAATGTTTTTTTACAAAGCAGCAGAAACTGATACAGCATCCGGTTGCTGCACTGCCACCTTGCCGGTGCTCGGTATGCTTGGTTTACGCACCCAAACGAAATAACCGCGTTGTTCTTCATGCACTCTTTCGCGAACTACTATTTTGTAGCCGCGCTGTGTTGCGGCCCGACGTATTCGATATGCGCCCCTTCCGCTTTTGTGAAATGGAACAAAAAAACAATCGTTTGTTCCTGCTCTCATTTTTTCAAAAGGAAACTCGGATGTTTTTAAAATTGGTTTTGATATGATTTTGTATGTCATGTTTTCTCCAGATAGTTTTAGTCAAAGAAAAACGCCGCAAGCGATATTTGCTGCGGCGTTGGTAAGAACCTTTACCTTTGCGGGGTTTGATCACCCGCTGGCGGTACTTGCTAGTGCAAAGTTGCACCGCCATAGGGTTGCGACGTTTCATAATCTACTCCCAATACTTGATGTTCATATGCAAGTGCGAGATTTTTCATCTGACTCATGCACATTGCCATGTTTTGATCGCCTTTATTTATCGGCGACGTATTAGCTGTTACCCAAATCGGAAGTTGCGCAACATCTAGCAGCAATTCGTGAAGTGACAATCCAGTGTCCGCCGAATATCGGTTAATAAGTTCAGAAATGTTTTCGGCAGCTTCTTTCAAAAAAGCAACGCGATTTTGTTCTTCTTCAGTCGTCATTTTGATACTCCATTGTAACTGGTTTCTTGTATGGAAACGGTATGTGTTGACAGCGCATGTCGTACACTCCCAGTTGTGTCTGCTCTAACAAATCACTGGGTATTGATTCCAACTTGCGGGTAATAAAATTCAAACATTCACTGCGGCTTCGAAAGTTTGTCTCACTCTCAACCGTCACTAAAAAGCCAAACAACGAAAAAGATATGATCGCGGTATAAAGCATTTTGCCCTCCCAGTATAACATAAATTTTGCGTAAAAAAAAAGAGGGCCACCCGAAGGTGACCCCCCTTACCCTGTGTTAAATTTTTACTTAGAGACCAAGCCTAAACTTTATAAAACTGCACTTACCAACATACGATATGGCTCTGTATATTTTTTGTTCAGTCTGTCACGTTCTACGGTAGCCAATAAAGATAATCTCTCGTTATTGAAGTTATCGGAAATGTCACAAAACTTTACTCTAACCGCATCAACATTTGCCGAATCTATAATTGACTTCACCCACTCTGCGTAATCGCTATTCGACATTTCATCCTTAGGTTTTGTGAGAAGTTCGACAGTATCCGCAACTGTGTCCGTATAACCTTTGTCAAGAAGATCGGCCTTCGTTACACCACAGTCCTCGATTACGTCATGCAGATATGCTGCATGCAACTGATCGTCGGTGAAATCTACGAAAGATTTTTTAAGGTTTTCTACCACTCTCTCAACATGGTCAATAAACGGCGCTCCTGATTTATCAGTTTGATTGGCATGTAATAGTGTCGCCCAGTTGCGACTGCTACTGACAGTAGGATTTATTCTAATCACGTTTCCCCCTCATCGTAATTGAAAAACTCAACTGTCACGGACATGACTCTGCCCATGCCGTCGGTCTTTACATTTACCGGATAGTAACCGTCACCATGTCCGGTTCGCACAATCACACCCACACCTTCGCTAATTGCTTTTGCTTGCTTTACATCTTTCATTTGCTCACAAAGCAACGTCCAGTTTTTAACTTGGGGATGCTCTGATAAATGCCACGGCTCGTCATTGTTTGGCACAAATTCGCATGGATCACCAAGCCAGCACATACCCGCATTAACATTTATATGCCCAACGGTCTTTGTGGTTATATTATCCTTGGCCTTTTCAAGTTGATCCAGCGCGGCTTCTAATTCCATTTGCTGTTCTTTTTCCATAACGTTTCCTTACCTCGTTGTGTTTACGATCAAGCCACCTTGCCGCATGTGAGTCCAGGGTAACTTGGGTGCAAATACACCATGCAGCGCCGGATCTCCAAGCCCGACGCTAGTGCTATATTCGCTCTAATACAATCCGGCTGCAACTGCAAATAGCAGCAGCAAGTAAGGCAGCAGAAAGACTACTGCTACCGCTGCCACTGTCGTTAAGACGACGTTAACCATAGATAAAAACATATCACCTCCAAACCCATTTGCTGGCGAACTGAAGTTGCTTTTGCTCGGCAAGCCAAACAGGAACCAACACGCTGTCGCTAATTTCTTCGATGATTTGAGACAAGGGCAGCACATCTTCGCTGCCGTCAAAACAGATTACTTTCGCAGCCTTGGGCGATACCTGATAGAACTCACGGTAACGCACCCGCTGGTACGGTTTTTTCTTTTCCATAATTTACCTCGTTGTGTGAATTGGCCTATCTCATCAGACGCAGGGGGCCGTGTCTGCGTGACGCTACACTAGGTAGCGTTTCGATTAATGGTTTCTATGGGTGAGTCACACGCCGCCGCAATGCCTCCGCTTTTACGCAACTTGGTTATGCGTTGCAGCAACGCTTCGAGGAACTCTTCCTCCGATGGGTAGTTGTCCACATCTTCACAAGATCTGTTGCTCTCCACTGTGAAGTGGAGCACGAACTTATGCAGGTAATGCTTCACTCTATCTTCAGCGTTTCTTTTGTTAAATCAACCTCGCGTTGTATCGCTGCCTTTTTCTCGCGCAACAATTCGTCGTGAGCCACACCGAGAACCTTCTCTAACTCGGCCTTTGTGATAATACAAAACCCGCGATCTAAATTAGGATCAGTAACCTTAATTAAATCGTCAGAATTGAGATTTTCAAACATGGGTATTTTCATTTAACCTTCCTTCCTATGCTGCAAATAAATCTAGTTGCTGACAGTTAGGGTCAGCGTTCAACACCCTGCCCCACTGATCAGCCATGGCTGCGGCAATGCCGTGGAAAAACTTGCTGCGTATTTTCCAACGGTCTTTGCTTGGTGCTGCCTTGTGGACATCATCCCGCGCCGTGCTGCCGTCAACCTTGCCAGTGCGTACCAGCGGCGGCAGATTGTCGGTCAACCAAAGTAGCGTTTGCTTTTTCTGATTGTCCTCGCTGTCGTCGCTGTCTGCAAAATGCCAAGGCTGCACCGACTGCTTGTGAGGCACAAAGTTTTTGATGCGCTCCTTCGCGTATTTGTGCATCACTGGATTTTCAACGCAGCGATAAGGTATGTCTGCGTTTAGGCAATCGCTAAACAATGCAGCGCCAGCTTCTAGTTCTTCCCACATCTCCGCTTTGGTTTTGTTGGGTGGTGGAGTGTGTAACCACCGGACACCGCTGTTACATAAGCGGGTGCAAGGCGGGTGCATCACTGCTAGGAAATCCCAGTTGTCCATTGTCATAACGTTGCGGATGTCGTCTTGTATGTGACGATTAGTTGGAATGTCGCTTGGCAGAATATCGCAACTCCAAGCGTCGTGGCCCTGCGCAAGAAATGCTTCTCGCACAATGCCGGATGTCTCGCATCCAATAAGAATTTTAGCCATAGTTTACCTCGTTGTGTTTTTCACATGGTGCGCATTAACACCGCAAAAGCGGCGAGTTACCCCGCCGCCTGTACGCTGTAAATACCTCCTTTAGTATGCTTCCAATCTTTGGGTTGCTTGTGAGTCGCTCCAATACTGGGCGACGGTCTTCTCTGCCTTGAACCATGCGTCACGTTCAATCGACAGACCAAACTTGCCTTTAGTCGCCAGTATTTCTGGCAAGTAGGCTGGCCCCATTTCAACGTGACCAAGGCCAAGATCAAACACACCCTGTACCACGCCGTCGTCGTCTAGCGTCGATAGCAGCATGGTTGCCGCACCGTCAGGCTGGAAAAGTTTTACGACTGGCTCAAGGTCTGCGTAATCAATGCCTTCTAATTTGGCATTGGCTCTCAACTTCTTTTCGATTTCTTTTGTTATGACTTTCATAATTTTTTTACCTCGTTGTGTGGTTGCGTTGCGGTGTCTAGCACACCATGCAGCAGCCGCCGCAGCGGCTACTAGTGCTATGCTAATTCGCCTCCTCAAGAATCCACTTTGTTCGTTTATGGTATTTGTGGGAGAATATGCCCTTCTCTATCATGGCATTCCCAAGAGCGTTGTGTTCATCAACTATTGCTACTGAAGCATGATGCAGATAATCGGATGGATAAACAATATCGACAGACATAAGCTCCATTTCCAACTGGTTTCGTAAATACTTGCCGACAAGCGGCATGTCCTGTTTTTTTAGAGCAATAATTTCTGCCTTGTCAGTGATTCCTTGTGCTGAACAATCGCCGCTGATAGCACGTAAACAGTATTTAGAATTTTGTGTTGCATAGAAGTACATCTTCACACCTTTTTCCCTTCGTTTTCGTCCTCGCGAATGTTACCGGCCTCTTCCATGATTTCGTGACTCATCACCGAGTCATTCATTTCGGACAAGGCACTGCTCTGCTCATCAATGAACTCTGCCAAATCTTCGAAGCCGTTTTTCAAAGCATCATCATAAAGTTCGCGCAACATATTGTCGGTATCATCGATAACGCTTAAAACTTTTTCTAGGTACTTTTCCTGTTGCAGAATTTTTTTACTAACTGTCATATTTTACCTCGTTGTGTTGTGTTCGGTGTCTAGCACACCATGCAGCGCCAGCCGTGGCTGACGCTAGTGCTATGCTAGGCAGCAAAATTGCTTCTCTCTAATGTGAGGTTGTCCAGCATCAAGCCGACGTTCTCAACGTCCACAAAGTCGCCGACAAAATCTTTGCCGACGGTTTCTTTGTAAAGTATCGCAGCAGATGCCAGCGCCTTGTCTGAGAAATCCCAATCGCTGTACGCTTTGATTACTTCCGCAACAAACGACACATAAACGCCGTCGTTTGCCACCGCACCTCTAACATCGTAGTTCTTATTCATAGTCACCCCCCAAAAAATGAAGCGGCCAACACCAGAGCGGTGAAGGCCGCATTGATTAGCAAAACAACTTCCATCAGGCCGCTGTTGCTTCGTGATGTTCGATTATTCTGGTTAAGTATGCTTTGTGTGCTTTCAGCGCATCGATGAACAAGGGCTTGAACTCATAGTCAACACCTTCTCGCATATACTTCCAATGGATCTCACCGTTGAATAAGTAGCCGAGATAGGCATATTCTTCGCCGCTGTCAAAACAATGCCTCATATATTCGTCAACATCGGCGTAGGTGTTAGGCCCGACTCCTGCAGTGTCTCCTCTGTCCCTGCCGTAGTAAATGTTGCTGTCAATGTTTTCGCCCCATTTTGAGCCGCCGCCCAGAGAAATCGCACTGATTAAGTTTTCATGGATTGTGCCTTTTCCATTGTTCCATGGATCATAAGGATCGTTTGACCAGTTCATCGCTAGGTTGTAGCCAAGCCCTGCCAAGTATCCGTCGTAGTGATGATAGCAGGACATAACCCTTCCATCGTCCAAGACGACTCCAATTGATGCTCGTGTTCCCATAATTTTACCTCGTTGTGTGTTTTTGAAATGGTGCATTAACACCGCAAAGACGGCGGGATGCCCCGCCGCCTGTAAGCTGTCAATACTCCTTCCTTTTTTAGAACCGTTCCACCCTGTCATGGATTGGCAGGGCAACCCTTGAAACATCTTTCTGCTTGGTTAATTTCTTAACCGCTGCGTCCAATCTGTCGTCACTGGTGACGCCAAGACTGCCGCCAAACATATGCCAACCTTTGGCGGGTTCCCACTCATTGAGACCAACTTCAACCGCTGGCACTAATTTTGGATAAGGCGTTCCGGTTGGTGCATCGTCCACCAGTAAAACAGGTGCGGCCTGTTCGTTTGGAACAAATGGCCCTTCAACATTGACAACACACAATGTGTCGTATCTGTTTGATATGCCGTTGTTCGAAGTATCACCATACTTGGACGCACTTTTATATACGCTAACGTGTAATCCCATAATTTTACCTCGTTGTGTTGTTGTGTATTGGCGGCTAATCCACCATGCCGCGCCGGAAGTATCCGGCGCTAGGTGCTGGACTAGCGATAATTCGCAGCCTGCATCACTCCATTGATTGGGCGAGTCCTGGACTCGAACACAAGCCCCAGTCGAAAGGCTTGGTTCATCGTCGCGGTTGTCAATGTCTTGGTTCCGGCGATCTCTGCCAGCGCTCTGCTTTTCTCACAGTCTGGATAGTAGCGATCTTCGCCGTAAACGTTTTTGACAGTCACATAAGCAATCGTTTTCACTAGAACATCTCCTTCTGTGTGTCGAACAGGCCAAAGCCCTCGACACTTTCTTGATTAGGCTTTCGAATTTTTCTTTCGAGTTTCTTTACTTCGAAATGCTTTTCCTCGGCAGTCATCGGCTTGGGAGCAACGGCGCCGCCCCCAGCGTAAATGCCATACGACCAATCCGGCGCAACTTGCGGCGTCTTCATGTCAACAGCCCTGCATTGACAAGCAAGATTGTGCGCAAGAGCCAAACGATCAAACCAATAGAGATGAAGCAAGAAATCCACATGCCCCACTCAGAATATATTTCCATCCAATCTCTGTTTTTCATCTTCACCCTTTGAAATGATTGATTGTGTAGACCTTTGTTGAAAAGCCATAGTGCGGCTCTACTCTCTTGTAGTAGACCTCCCAAGAGCAGTAATTGAACAACCTGTGCATGTCGTCGTTTGCTTCGTAATATTTGTCTGACTCGCCTAACACCCTACACCCTGTAGAACTATGAAGCGGCGTGTCCTCGCTATCGTACATTTCGAAGTCGACCACTTTGTTGTTGTTGTCATAGCAAACAGTGATGCCGTAAACCTCTTTGGGGATCGTGCAACCTTCTGGACAAAACTTTGCTCTAAACAGATTGATCGCTGGCTTGTTGATTTGTAGAATTTTCATTGTGAACAATTCCTTCCAGTTGTTGACAATAACAAGCGCCGCAATGCTGCGAGGCTTGGCATTGTCAGCGCCTCATAATATGAAGCGCCAACTGTTTCGTTCTGGCCGGTTTGTCTCCCGCGCTTGCTTGAGCCGGTATAAACTGACCGGCACATCGTGGCTGCTTGCGGAATATGCTCCCTTGTCGCTAGGACTGCGCCGTACCCACTCCAGACATTCTGTCTCACCTCTTCCGGCTGGGCAGCTCTGGTTCTCTATGCCGTGGCCCCAGAGCGGGCCGTGATCGCCAAGCGGCGACAATCTCTATGTAGCAATTGATGTATCACTTTGCAATACTTTTCTGCATTTTTTTTGCATTTTTTTTGCAAGGATTTTTTGCAACGGTAAAAAACCCAGTATTTGCAGGGCTTTGCGCTATGTGGTATTGTGAGAAAATATCAAGGACATTATCGGACACAGGCTAATATGGCGGCTAAAAACGAATCACCAGAGGCTAACAAAGCTAATATCAAGCTAACAGAGAAACAGGAACTATTCTGTCAGTACAAGGCAGCGGGGAGAAGTAACGTAGACGCTGCAAGGGATGCGGGGTTTGGTGCGGCCAGTGCTGGTGTCACAGCGTCAAGGATGATGCGTAAGCCTGCGGTTATCAGCCGGATCAATGCGCTGCAACATGGGACGGAAGTATCAGCAAGTGCTAGGGTTTCACTGGTTGAGTCTATCCGCGATGAGCGGCAGGCACATATCAAGAGGCTGGCCGATCTGTCAGAGCTGGCAAGGTCTAAGGGGCAGACCAGCGCGGCTATTCGGGCAGAGGAGTTGATAGGTAAGGTGTTAGGGTTTTATGTAGAGCAACAGGTTGCTTTGTCTGTCACGCAGTCCATTGCTGACGCTAAGCCGGAAGAAATCAAGGCGGCGCTGTCGGAAGCTATGGCAAAGTATGGCTTGGGTAACAATATGGGAACCGATCCCAAACTTATCGACCAAACGTCAGGGTTTCTGCGGCTTTCCGAGGATAATTCGACTCCCTCCTAGGGATTCGAACCCCAATTTTTCCCAGAGTTCTGCCATTTTCTGACCCCCTACCCCCCCTGCCGCCATGCCGCGACATACAGCAATGGCGCATGACATATCAGACTATAACTAGAAACACCCCCCATCGAGTAAAAACACCCACCCCATAAAAAATAGTCACGCAACCTGGAAACAATTCCATACTGTTGTATATTTGTCACACTGCTAAACTTTTTTACTAATTTGTATCATTTTATTGTACAAAACCCATTGCCAGATACTTGACAACATGGCATAACAGATACTCCCATGGAGGGCGGGTTATGTCAAAAC